TATGGTCAGAAGTATTTTGATAAGTATGCGAAGAAAGGAAGTGGCAACGCCATGGGATTCACAAATAGTTCTTTGGCTACGGTCAAGATGATTTCCCCGAACCGGACGCCGAACCGGAACCACGCCATCGACACCATTACCATCCACTGCTTCGTCGGCCAAGTGACTGCCAAGCGAGGGTGCGAGGTGTTCCAGCCCAGCAGCAAGGGTGCGTCCTGCAACTATGTTGTAGGCTATGACGGCTCCATCGGCCTGTGCGTTGAGGAGAAGGACCGTAGCTGGTGTACCGGCGGCTACGACAAGAATAAACAGCCCATTCGGGTGAATGGAATCTCCGGCAAGTCCAACGACTACCAGGCCGTAACCATTGAGGTCGCCAGCGACAACACTCACCCCTACGCCATTACCGACAAGGCTATGGCCGCCCTGATCGAGCTGTGCGCCGACATCTGCCGGCGGAACGGTATCAAGAAGCTGGTGTGGAAGGGGGACAAGAAGCTGGTGGGCAAGGTGGACCAGCAGAATCTCACGGTCCACCGCTGGTTTGCCGACAAAGCCTGTCCCGGCGACTACATCTACCAACGGCTGCCTGATATCGCCGCTAAGGTGAACGCCAAGCTGGGGGGCTCTGGTGCGATCACAGCTCCCACCACCCCCGTGAGCAAGGTGCCGTACACTGTCCGCATCACCGCCACCAATCTGCGTATCCGTAAGGGCCCCGGCACCAATAACGCGATCGTCAGCGTCATTAAGCCCGGTGTCTACACTATCGTATCTGAGGCCACCGGCCAGGGTGCTACGCTCTGGGGCAAGCTGAAGTCTGGTCTCGGCTGGGTGTCCCTCGATTACTGCAAGAAGCTGTGATGGGTGGACAGCATGAGGACAACGTTCAGGCAAAAGGGTGACTTCTCCAAGGCGACCAAGTTTCTGGAACGGGCGAAGGAAGCTGTCCACCTCGGCGATCTTGACAAGTATGGCCGGGCCGGCGTGGCTGCTCTCGCGGCCGCGACGCCTGTTGACACCGGAAAGACGGCCGCCTCTTGGCGGTACGAGATCGTGCAGGAGAAAGGGGTTGCCCGCATTCTGTTCTGCAACTCCAACATTCAAAATGGAGTCCCCATCGCTATCATTCTCCAGTATGGACATGGCACCGGGACGGGCGGCTGGGTACAGGGGCGAGACTACATCAACCCTGCGATCCAGCCTATTTTTGAGCAGATCGCGAAAAATGCGTGGAACGAGATCACCAAATGACTTCGCGGGCCCTCACCGGCCCGCACTTTTTATTTTCGATAAAAGGGGGCGGTAGCCTTGAGCACAACGATTGATGAAAAAGTCGTAGAAATGCGATTTGACAACAAGCACTTCGAGACCAATGTTCAGACCAGCATCTCGACGCTCGACAAGCTCAAACAGAGTTTGGATTTGAACGGCGCCGCGAAAGGTCTGGAGAACATCGACAGCGCGGCCAAAAAATGCGATATGTCCACACTTGGCAAGTCTGTTGAGACTGTCAGGATGAAGTTCTCCGCGCTTGAGGTCATGGCTATGACCGCCCTCTCAAATATCACCAATTCCGCGATGAACGCGGGAAAGCGTCTGGCCTCTACGTTTACCGTGGAGCCGATCACCACAGGTTTCAACGAGTACGAGCTAAAGATGGGCTCCATCCAGACCATCATGGCCGGCACCGGGGAAAGCCTGGAGCGGGTCAATCAGAAGCTGGATGAACTGAACCTTTACTCGGACAAGACCATCTATTCCTTTGCGGATATGACCCAGAACATCGGCAAGTTTACCAATGCCGGTGTAAAGCTGGATGACGCCGTGGCCGCCATTCAGGGCGTTGCCAACGTAGCGGCTGTCTCCGGCGCGAATGCCAATGAGGCGTCCAGGGCCATGTATAACTTTGGTCAGGCTCTTTCCGCCGGCTACGTCAAGCTGATTGACTGGAAATCTATTGAGAACGCCAATATGGCAACGGTGGAGTTCAAGCAGCAGTTGATGGATACCGCCGTTGAGATGGGCACGCTGGTCAAGGTTGGCGAGAAGTATCAGTCAACCACAACAGACCTCAATGGTCATGTATCCGATCTCTTCAATTCCACCCTTCTGTTTAATGACTCGCTCAGTTCTCAGTGGATGACCACGGAAGTCCTATCCAAGACTCTTGCAAAGTACGCAGATGAAACCACCGAGATTGGTAAGAAAGCTTTTGCCGCCGCGCAGGACGTCAAGACTTTTACCCAGTTGATGGATACGCTGAAGGAAAGCGCTCAGTCCGGATGGGCGGAGACCTGGCAGATCGTTGTCGGCGACTTTGAGGAGGCCAAGAAGCTCTTTACTGAGATGTCCGAGTTCTTCGGCGCTATGATCTCCGATTCCGCAAAGGCGAGAAATGAGCTTCTCTCCAGCGCATTGGGTTCTGGCTGGTCAAGCTTTCTGAAGGAAGGCATCGGGGACGCCGTTGGCTTCAAGGAGAGCATTGTGAACGCGGCCAGGGCTCATGGCGTCGCTATCGAAGAGATCGCCTCCAAAACAGAAAAGTTTGAGGACAGCCTGAACCAGGGATGGCTCAGCGCTGATATTCTGTCTGATGCTTTGGCCGATCTGACAAAGAAGACGGCTGGTCTGTCTGATGCAGAATTGGCGAACATCGGGATGACCCGCGACCAGGTTGACGACCTGGAGAAGCTGAACCAGGCGATCAAGGACGGCTCCGTCAATCTGGAAGAATACGCCAATAAGATCGGAAGAATGTCCGGTCGTGAGAACCTGATTCAGTCGTTCCGTAACGTTTTGCAGGCTCTGTTTGCTGTTCCGAAAGAAGCCGGAGACCTGATCGGCGTTATTACCGTCATCCGGGATGCGTTTCGGGAGATCTTCCCACCGGCAACCTCTGAGCAGGTCTATGCGCTGACTGAGGGTCTTCGCAATCTCACCGAGAAACTCAAAATGAGCGAGGAGACCGCCGATAAGCTGAAGCGCACTTGCAAGGGGTTATTTGCTATCGTGGACATCTTTACCACCTTGACCGGCGGCGCTCTGAAGGCAGCCATTAAGGTGGCGGCAAAACTGCTTGGCATGGTTGATGTGGATATTCTCGACATCACAGCCAACGTCGGCGATGCTATCGTAGCCTTCCGTGATTGGATCGACCAGCATAATTTCCTGGCAAAGGGCATCGAGAAAGCCCTCCCCTACATCGAGTCTGGGATCAAGGCCCTTCGGAGCTGGATTGCCAGACTTGGCGAACTCCCTCTTGTTCAGAAGGCAATCTCCCGGTTTGGAAATGCATTCCGGGATGTTTCCGATAGATTCGGCGTCTACATGGAGGGTGGAATTGAGCGCATCAAGGCGTTCATTGAACGTGTGAAGGCTATGAACTGGCTTACCCTTGATAATATTGGGAAAGCCCTGGCCGATTTCCGCGATAATGTGCTCAGCTACTTCCTGAACTTCGGCGGCATCTTCGATGGGCTTATTCAGGCGGTGAAAGATTTTGGCTCGGATGTCAAGCTGGCGTTTGAGCAGCTTACGGGCGGGGCCGAAAACGCGAAAGCCAAGATGAAGACCACAGTCGGCGGCATCATTCAGTTCTTCCTGAACATGAAGGACCGGATCTTTGCCATCGCGCTGGAGATTCGGGAGAAGCTGGCGGACAAGATCGGTTTCGGCGAAATCTTTGCACTTGGTCTCGGCGCTGCTATGGTGGCGTTCACCAAGAAAATTTCCGACGCGCTTGAGACGATCTCCGCGCCCTTTGAGGGCATCGGCGCTCTGCTGAAGAGTGCGTCCAAGGCGCTGAATGCTTTTGCCATGGAGACAAAGTCTAAGGCCCTGCTCAATGTCGCCGAGGCTATCGCGGTGCTCGTTGGAGCGTTGGCGGTACTGACGCTGCTAGATCAGGAAAAGCTTAAGGGTTCTCTGGTCGTTCTTGGCGTGCTCGCCGCTGGACTTCTGGCGGTTTCCTTCGCCATGAGCAAGATGGGCGACCCGAAAGAACTGGTCAAGCTGTCTACCTCTATTGTCGCCGTCGGCGCGAGCTTGCTTCTGCTGGCAAACGCGATGAAGACGCTGGAGAGCCTGAATGGGGATAAGGTCGGCGGGAGTCTGGCGATTCTTGGCGTTCTGGCCGCAGGGCTGGTGGCAGTATCGAAGCTGCTCAGCTCCAAGGATAAGACTTTCTCCAAGAGCTCTCTTTTCATGATTGGCTTTGCGCTTTCGCTGAAGCTTCTCGTGAGCGCTCTGAAAGACCTTGACAAAATGGAGATCAGCAACGCCGGACAGACCCTGACGCTTCTACTTGGCGCGGTGGCGTCTCTCGCGTTGATCGCGACGGCCTGCAAGGGTGTCAAGTTTGGCGCAGCCGCCACGATTCTGGCAATCGTTGTTTCGCTGAAACTCCTGGTAGGCTGCTTCAAGGACATCGCCAAACTCGACGTTGGAAAAGCGAAGAGCAGCATGGGCACCTTCGCTGGTATCTTTACCATGTTCGGTGCTCTGATGGTCGCCAGCAAATTCTCCGGCGAGAACGCGAGCAAAGCGGGTTCCGCAATTCTGAAGATGGCGGCCTCGCTGATCCTTATCACTACAGCATTCAAAATGATGGCGGGAATCGACCCGCTGGATCTTGACCGGGCAACAGATACCGTCAGCAAACTGCTCCTGGTCTTCTCCGCTGTCACAGCTGCATCCCATTTCGCGGGAAAGAATGCGAGTAAGGCCGGATCTATGCTTCTGCTGATGTCCGGCGCGATCCTGATCCTCTCCACTACGATGGTTGTACTGGCCCATCTTGATCCAAGTGGTCTGGGCCGGGCACTTGGAGCAATCACCACACTCCTGGTCGTCTTTGGAGCTATGGTCGGCATCACCTATTTTGCAAAGGATTCCTCGCAGATTCAGGGCACGTTGATCACCATGACCATTGCTATATCCGCCATGGTGGCGGCAGTCGCGGCATTGAGCCTTCTGGACCCGCAGCGGCTTCTGGGGGCAACGGCCGCGATCAGTACCCTTGTGGCGGTGTTCTCCCTGTTAGTGGCGTCTACCCACTTCGCAAAGAAGGCGGGAAGCGTACTGGTCGTTATGACTGGCGTTGTAGCCGGTCTCGCCGGTATCCTCGCTTTGATGTCCGCGTTCAATGTGCAGAACTCGGTCACTAACGCCTCCGCACTCTCTATCCTGCTGACGTCGCTGTCGGCGTCTCTGCTGATCCTCAGCAAAGCAAGCACGATTGCCCCGACAGCCTATGCCGCCATTGGTATCATGACTGCTGTGGTCGCCGGCCTTGCCGCTATCCTCGGTATTATGGACGGGCTCGGTGTCAGCGCATCTATCGAGACGGCGGCATCGTTGTCTGTCCTGCTTCTGTCCATGTCCGGGGCCTGCCTGATTCTGGCCGGAGTAGGCGCAACAGGTCCCGCCGCCTTTATTGGCATCGGTGCTCTGGCAACACTGATTGCCGGGCTCGGCGCTATCATGGCGGCTATCTGTGCTCTGACCGCTGACAATCCGACCATCGAGCAAGACATCGACCGGGCGATAATGATTCTGGAGAAGATCGGCACCGGCCTTGGGGCGACCATTGGCGGCTTTGTTGGTGGCGCTATCGGAGGGCTGAGCTCCGGGCTTCCTATCATCGGTACAAATCTGTCCGGGTTCATGACAAATGCCCAGCCCTTCTTCGACGCCGTTAAGGGCGTTGATGGGGAGGCTATGGCTGGCGTCAAATCTCTGGCCGAGGCATTGCTGGTTCTGACCGGTGTGAACGTGGTCGAAGGGCTCACCTCCTGGTTGACTGGTGGTACTTCTTTGGCGGACTTTGGCGATGAGCTGATCGCTTTCGCGCCCAAGTTCAAGGAGTATTCTCAGTTGATGGAGGGAATCAATCCTGAAGTCATCGACGCCTCTGCAAACGCGGCCAAGACCCTTGCCGAGTTTGCCAGCGCCATTCCAAACCAAGGCGGTTTGCTTGCTGATCTGATCGGCGACAACACGCTGAGCACCTTTGCGGAAGAGCTTGTCCCATTTGGGGAGAGCTTTTCAAAATACGCCCAATCCATCGACGGCATCAACGCGGAAACCGTGACTGCTTCGGCGAACGCGGCTAAATCGCTTGCTGAGTTTGCCAGCGCTATTCCCAATCAGGGCGGCATGTTGGCGGATTTGATGGGTGACAATACTCTGAGTTCCTTTGCCAAAGAGCTGGCTCTGTTCGGGCCTTCGCTGAAGTCCTATGCGGACAGTGTGACCGGCCTGGAGCCCTCTGTGGTGGAGAATTCCGCCAATGCGGCGAAGTCTCTTGCTGAGATGGCAAACTCCCTGCCGAACAGTGGCGGCATCCTGGCTGAGTGGATGGGTGACAATACCCTGAGTTCCTTTGCGGCTGAGTTGGATCGTTTCGGCCCGGCTATCATGCAGTACGCCAACAGCGTCACCGGCCTTCCGGTGGACGTGATCGAGGCATCCGTCTCCGCCGCAGGCGCGTTGTCTGCGCTGGCCGAGGGCCTTCCTAATCAGGGCGGTCTTGCCGCATGGTTCGGCGGAGATAACACCCTTGCCACCTTTGGAGAAGATTTGATCTCCTTTGGCAACAACCTGAGTGCATATTCCACGGCGATCAGCGACATGAAACCCGATGCTGTAGTCGCATCCGCCAATGCTGCAAAGGCCCTCTCCAATCTGGCGGAAGGGCTCCCGGACAGCAGTCTGTTCGACCAGTGGTTCGGCGGGGATCAAACTCTTGCCTCATTTGGCGGCGACATTGCGGCGTTCGGCGAGGCCATGAGCAACTACTACGCCGCTATCTCCGGGATCGACATTCCGAAGATGGAGGGGGTTGTGACCGCTGTCTGGAGTCTCGTTGATTTGGCGAAGGGTGTCAAAGAGATCGACAAGAACGCATTTTCCAATTTCAGCACCTCCCTTAGCACCCTGGCGAGCACTGGGGTCACCGGGTTTACCAACGCGTTCTACAACTGTGACAGCGAGGTCACATCGGCGGTAGTCGGTATGCTGAACAAAGTCGGTTCTGCCATTACCGCCAACTCCTCCATTCCCAGTAGTTCCATGCAGACCGTAGTCACATCCCTGGTAGAGGTCGTCAAGACCAAGACTTCGGATGTCGAAACTGCAACCGCCTCCATGATGACCGCGATGCGGGCCAAAATCTCGTCCTACAGCGTCGTCATCAAGACGGCTATGGGGAGCGTGGTTTCCGCCGCTGTCAGCAAGATCAACGGGATGAAGCCGGATTTCGAGACTGCCGGTAAGAATGCCGGTCAGGGTTTCGTCAACGGCATCAACTCCAAGCTGAGCGCTTCCAGCGCGGCAGGCCGTAACCTGGGCCTCTCGGCTCTGAAAGCGGCGCAGAAAGCGCTGGACAGCCATTCTCCTTCCAGAGAGTTCGAGCAGCTCGGTCAGAATACCGACGAGGGGTATGCCAAGGGCGTAACGAATAACGCCGGGATCGTGAAGCAGGCCGTCACCGATGTAATGGACACCGCCAAGAGCGCCGTCGGCACAATGGAAGGCCCCGATATGGACAAGTGGATCGGAAAGGTCAGCAAGTCCGTGACAGAGGCCGTGGAGTCAACTGGAGCCACGGAAACCAAGGTTGCTCAGCAGACGGCTGCCGCTGTCAAGAAGTCTTCCAAGGTAAAGACGGAGGCCTCCAAGAGCGCCCTCGACGCATTCGAGGACTACATCGAGGAGGAGCGGTACTACAGCCGCATCACCACCGAGGAGCAGCTTGCTGCGTATAAAGAGGTTCTGGCTACCTATCAGCTTACCGCTGAGGAGCGGAAGAAGGTGGCCCGGGAGATCTACACGCTGGAGAAGCAGCTTAAAACGGACTGGATCGAGGAAGAGAAGTATTACAACCGAATGAGCCTTTCTGACGAGCTGGCGGCCTATAAGCGCGTTCAGAGCCGGTATGCCAAGGGCACCGACGAGCGCAAGAAGATAGATCGCGAGGTCTACCGGCTAGAGAAAGAGATCAGCGAAGCCCAGAAGCAGTACATCGAAGACGTACAGAAGGTCCAGAGCGAGGCCAATCAGAAGCGCCTTGACCTGGAGCAGGAGTACGCCGACAAGGTCAAATCCATCAACGACAGGCTGGCCCAGGATATCAAGTCGGCCAACGATCAGTATGAGAACGCCTTGAAATCCCGCGAGAACAGCCTCTACAGCTCCTATGGTCTCTTTGACGCAGTCAAGGAACGGGAGGACGTCAGTGGGGATACCCTGATGAAGAACCTGGAAGGGCAGGTCAAGGAGTTCGGCGAGTGGCAGGATATTTTGGATAGTCTGACAGGTCGTGGACTGGATTCCGAGCTTATTGAAGAACTTCAAAATATGGGTCCCAGTGCCATTGCTCAGATCAAGGCGCTGAATTCCATGACCGACTCTGAGCTGGAGAAGTATGCCTCTCTCTGGTCTGTTAAACACGGTCAGGCTCGGGAGCAGGCGGTCAGCGAACTGGAAGGGCTCCGTATTGAGACCCAGAACAATATTGCTCAGCTTCGTGCTGACGCGGCTCAGGAACTGGACGAGTATAGTGCTGTGTGGCAAACGAAGATGGATCAGGTCGCCGCCGATGCCAACGCAGAACTGGAACAGCTTCAAAAGGACTTCGGCGAGAAGGTCGGACTTATCAAGACCAACACCGAGAAGGATTTGGAGGAGATGTCCGAGACCGCTCAGAAGATTCTCCGTGAAGCAGGATGGGATGAGACTGGCAAGCAGATCGTCGCTGGTTTGACCGAAGGCGTGAAGTCGGAGCGTTCCAGCTTCATTGACGAGCTGACAAGTATGGCCCTCGCCAGCGTGGAGGCGATAAAGGATACCCTTGAGATCAATTCGCCATCCCGCGTTACCCGAGAACGGGGCAACTATACGGGGCTCGGTCTCGTGAAGGGCCTGCGCGACTACGCAGACAAATCCTACGACGCAGGGGCGAACATGGCGGAGTCTATGAAGGGCGGTCTCTCCAACGCCATTTCTACCATCAGCGACCTGATGGATGGTGATATGGATATGCAGCCCACCATTCAGCCGGTTCTTGACCTCTCCAACGTGACAAAGGGAGCGAACGAACTTAATAGCCTGTTTTACCCCAAGATGACCATGAGCCTTGTGGGGCAGGCGGCTTTGGCGTTCGGTTCCTCTGGGGACAGAGGTCAGATGACTGTTAAGGTTGACAATACCAGCGTGGTGGAAGAACTTCGCATTCTTCGGGGTGAAATGACCGAAATGACGGCACGTTTGGAACGGATGCAGATTGTGCTGGACACCGGAGTGATGGTCGGTCAGATGGCCGCTCCGATGGACGAAGCCCTTGGTCAGAGGGCAATTTACAGGGGAAGGGGGAACTAACGTGTATCATTCTGTTACCTTTGGCGAGAAGAACACCTGGGATGACTGGCGGCTGGTCCCCTCTTCCCGGCCTGTTTTCAACCCTCCTGCGCAAAAGGTGAAGACATTGGACATTCCAGGTGGGGACGGCGTCATTGATTTGTCGCAAGCTCTCACCGGGTATCCGGTGTATCAGAACCGGACGGGCTCTATCGAGTTCATCGTCATGAACGACTTCAAGCCTTGGCATATGGCCTATTCCGACATCATGGACTATCTGCATGGGCAGAGTCTTCGAGCTGTGCTGGAGGATGACCCTGAGTATTTTTACGAAGGGCGTTTCGCGGTCAACCAGTGGAAGTCGGACAAGGACTGGTCACGCATCACCATCGACTATGATGTGGGGCCGTACAATTGGTCGGTGCTGT